GTCATTTCGGAAGCGGGTCAGGCAACTACAAGGCAGGAGGCGAAGGCACATACATTCGCTCCGCTCTATGGAGCAACTGGCTTTGGAAGAACACCAGAAGAAGCCGCATACTATGAACAGTTCACAACCAAGTACTCAGGAATCGGACGATGGCACCAAGAGTTAGCCAAGGAAGTTCTGTCAAAAGGTGTGATGACAACTCCAAGTGGGAGGCAGTTTAAGTTTCCCGGAACAAAGCGCAGACGCAACGGTACAGTGACTAACTTCACAGCGATTAAGAATTATCCTGTGCAGTCATTTGCAACTGCTGACATTGTTCCTGCTGTACTGTTACAGATTGAAAAGCGCATGGATGGCTTAGAATCTAAGATCGTAAATAGTGTGCATGACTCAATTGTAATTGATATACATCCCGATGAAGAGCAGAAAGTATTGGATATAATTAATTCAGTTAATAGTGATCTCAAGCAAATAATTGATGAAAGATTTGGTATAAATATTAACGTACCACTATTGCTTGAAGCGAAAATTGGTGTAAACTGGCTTGAACAACAGGAGGTCTGAAATGACAAATCAATTAACAACATTGGACTCAGGCAACTTTGCTGAAATGGCAAAGGCTATGGGTATGACACAGGACATGGGTGGAGACGGTAAAGCTAAGTCTTCTACACTCCCGCGTCTTCGTATTTGGAATCAGCCAGTCATGGGACAGGTTGAAGTCAACGGTAAGATGAAGAACATGGAGGTTGTTCCTGCCGGTATGTATCGTCTTCAATTGCCAGACGACACGTATGTGTACGCAGAAAGCGTCAATCTACGTGTGTTCGTACAGCGTTTTATGTACAAACGCTACGACTCAAACAACAACATGTACATCAAGACACTGATGGCGGAAGATCTGAATGGAGATCTAAAAGACAATACAGGTGGTCTTAACTGTGGTAAGCCTGCAGGGTACATTAAAGACTTTCAGGCACTGCCTGATGACACTAAAGCATTGATCAAGCAGATCAAGCGTGTTCGTGTTCTCTTAGGTGAGGTTGAGTTGGTTAATCCTGTGGATGGGGACGGTAATGAAGTGGACACGGAAGTCCAGCCATTCATCTGGGAAATTGATAACCGTGATGCATTTAAGACATTGGGTGAGCCATTCACTCAGATGGCTAAGCAACGCCGGTTGCCAGTACAGCACTGGATCACATGTGGTTCAGATGAGCGGTCCATCCCAACTGGTGCGAAGTTCTACGTGCCTACAGCGTCAATTGACCTGACTAATTCAGTTGAGTTATCAGACGATGATCAAGGTCGCTTCGGAGATTTCATTGAGTGGATTAATAACTACAATGAATACATCGTCAGTGCTTGGAATGATAAGCGCACTCAGAAGATGGAAGCTGAGGATGAATCGTTAGTCGAAGAGTTTATCGACATTGAAGTGGATGGGGATGAGTAATGGATGTTACTCACCCTAGTGAGATACGAATCCATAGGTATCTAGAGGATGTGCGTAAGGCGAAACGTGGCATGTCAGATGCCACTATCGCTCGTATCGTGCGTGATGTTGAAGAAGCTGTACGTAAGCAGTTCAATCAAAAAGAGCGAAAGTTCTCACTGCGTATGTCAAACATAGGTCGTCCAGAATGCCAACTGTGGTTTGAAAAGAACAAGCCAGAGGAAGGCATTGATATGCCCGCTAACTTCTTAATGAATATGATGATTGGTGACATCGTGGAAGCTGTCTTCAAAGGAGTGTTGACAGAAGCGGGTGTGGATTTTAGTGATGGATTTAAATCAACATTGACCGCAGGCCGTCACAAGATTGATGGCACCCATGATTTAATTATGGATAAAAAAGTTGATGATATTAAGTCAGCATCTCAGTGGTCATACAAGAACAAGTTCAGGGACTACGCAACACTCAAAGAGCATGATGCGTTTGGGTACGTGGGACAGCTAGCAGGCTACGCTAAAGCATTGGGTGTTGATCCCGGTGGATGGTGGGTAATCAACAAAGCTAATGGTGAATTCAAATACGTATCTGCATGGGACATGAAGCCTCACGTTGATGAGATCATTGATGATGTTGCTAAAAAAGCTGACTCCCTTGAATCCAATCAGTTTAAGCGTTGCTTTAAGCCAGTTGATGAAACATTCAGGACCAAGCCTACAGGTAACAAGATTCTCAGTGAAGAATGTAGTTGGTGTAGGTTTAGGCACAAGTGTTGGCCCTCTCTACAGGAGCTACCCGCACTTGCATCTAAGGCGAAGGAACCGCCTATCGTTGCATATGTAGAGATAGCAGATGAATATCAGAAGAAGCAAAGTAAGAAATAATGCAATCCGCCATGGCTACCGCTCAGGTCTTGAGCACGTAGTCAAGGATTCATTGAATCAACGTAAATGTAAAGCCCAGTACGAATGCTTCAAGATTGAGTGGGAAGATCTAGTGTACAGAAAGTACACACCCGACTTCTTATTACCAAATGGAATAATCATAGAAACAAAAGGTAGGTTCACTCCTGCTGATCGCATGAAGCATTTAGCGATACAAAAGCAACATCCTAACTTAGATATCCGATTTGTGTTTAGCAACAGCAATGCTAAGTTACGTAAAGGTGCCAAGACAACGTATGGTAATTGGTGTGAGAAGCACGGATTCCTGTACGCTGACAAGGATGTACCAGATGAGTGGATACAAGAGAAGGGCAAGACAACTTATCCCAAACTTGTAGAATTTCCATACGAAAAGATAGAAAGGTAATCTTGTGACAGATGAAATAGTAGATAATACACACTCATCATTCGCAGTAGCTGTAGAGCCTGAGTTTGACAGTGATGGCAAGTGGACAGGCGTAATCTCCGCTCACATTGAGGAGGAGGTAAAAGGTGACCTATCAGATGAAGAACTGATACAGATACGATCTGTGTGTGGTATGATGGCTAGTACGTTAATCCTCATGGAAAATGATGAAGAATTCTTGGAGTTCATAAAAGACTTTTTTATCTCAACCAACGAAGAGATGATTAGTGATATGTTAAGTTCTATTGAAGATACGCCTAACTTCACTAAAGACGGGAATGTTATTACCCTTAACTTTGATACGAAGACACACGGGAGTGCATGATGAGTTTAAAAGACATTCGCTCTGAGTTAACATCAGAACTGAACGCCATGATTGAAGACACCGTCGAAGATGAAATCTTTGACATGGTGATGAAACCAAAACACTACAATACCGGGCAGTACGAAACTTACGACATCATCGTTGACGTACTAGGTAAGTACGATGCTATTTCGTATTGCCGTGGTAATGTTCTCAAGTATATGTTGCATCGTCTCTGGAATAAGGGTGACCCCATAGAGAATGCACGTAAAGCCCAATGGTATCTTGAAAAGATGATTGAGCTTATGAAAGAAACGGAAGGAACCAACTGGTAATGAGTGTTGAAATAAAGGTTGACTTGCAGTTTGAAATAGATATAACTGAAGTTTCGCCTGAACATAGGCATGAAGATGGAATCACAGAAATTATCCAAGACGTTCTTGATGCGTGTATGTATGACATTCCGGGTTCAGAACTCAAGCGATGTGAAATATCTATTGAAGGAATTGATTAATGTCAGACGTAGTCGATTACGTGGGGATCAAGATAGATCTACATAGGGATCAGGAACTAACTGAGCAGGCAATGTCCCTGCTTAAAGACTATTACATGTTAGACAGCGAACTATACGCACAGCAAGCATTCGCACGTGCGGCTGTCGCATATTGTGAGGGTGACTATGACTTCGCTCAACGTATTTATGACTATGCTAGTAAGCGTTGGTTTATGTTCGCTAGCCCTGTCCTTTCAAACGCACCGGCTAAAGGAGATGAGCCAAAGGGATCGCCGATCTCTTGCTTTCTTACTTATGTTGGTGACAATCTTGAGTCTCTCATCAGCCATAACGCTGAAGTTGCATGGCTATCCGTAAAAGGTGGTGGAGTCGGTGGTCACTGGGCTGATGTACGCCCTGTAAGTGACAAGGCACCGGGCGTGATCCCATTCATGAAGGTTGTTGACTCACAGATGACAGCCTACAAACAAGGCAAGACTCGTAAAGGATCTTATGCCGCATA